CTACTATCATTACACGACAAGATCGAACTGGAAAGTTTCGTACTGAGACGTCTCGTAGAGACAGTGGAATCACTGTTGCAGTAAGCACAAATCCGCAGAGCGACTCAACCATGTTGTATGTTGACGCTCCTAATGGCGACACTTTCCGATTTGACGGACGTGAAGCACGTACGATCTACCGTGCGCTGCAGAAGCATTATAGATTTACTGATAAGACTTGGTGATTCTATAAGCAATTAGTTTGAGAAAGACCCGCTTCAGCGGGTCTTTTTGTTTCTGAATCTTGTAAACTAAATCTTAAGAAGCATTATAATAGAAACATGCTAAATTTAACACCGACAGAACTATTTTTTCTTTATGAGAACCTAACTAATTCTATCGTCTCGGGTGCTGAACAACAAGATCTAAAGACGATGATTCTGTCAAAGGTAAAGACTGCGCTAGTTGAAAGACTAGAATCACTTCAAGAAGAAACTAATAAAACAATGTATGAAGCATGGAAGTCTAACGAAGAGAAAAAATTAAAAGACTTGTCACAAAAGAACGAAGACTTAAAAATGCCAAGAATAAAATCAGAGCCTCATGTTCCTGCAAAGAAAAAAGTTACAAAAAAGAAAGGTGGTAGATGATGTCAGCTTCTACAGAAAGAATAGTCTTGCAGATCATAGAATTAGAAACAAAAATGCAAGAAGAAAAACTGGCAGGTAAAGACACCACACTTTTAGAAGAGCAGATCTTCTCTCTTCGACACCAATTAAACAATTTGTCTGAGGCCTTAAACGCCCCTAATTTCGTATTAAAAGGTTAAAATGAACAAAGCAGACCTCTATCAACCAGTATATGCAGACAAGTCAGGACCTGCGCCACTAACGCTTAGAACAGTCGTAACAGTGCATCAAGACCACTTCGTCGGAGGTGTGCCTGAAGCGAGTCAAAAGGGAGAAGTCTACGTTCTTCTTTCTGCATTACCGAGAGAATTGCAAGAAAGAGTAAAGACTGCAGTGCAGGCTCTCATCTCCGGCATGTAATCACAGTATTTTAAGTGCTTCAAAGTGCATACCGTCAGCTCTATTGGGAAACCAGCCGCCCCAGTAGAAACCATGCTCATATGCAATTTGAACAAGGTCCCTAATACTACCGTCGCTTCCTTTTAGCGCGGGAACAGTTCCTAGCATGTTCCACTGCACGTTAATGTCAAACGCAGTTCCCCATGCGTGATTAGACAAAACTGTTCTAGACCCTCTGATGAATCTAGGCACCCAAGATCCGCCCCACGATTTTATCAGAGGTGTCTTGTTGTCTTTTTCCCAAGCATCAAAAAGGGACAACATCTGTTTTTTTATAGACTTATGAATTTGTATAGTACAGTTAGAAGGTGCACCCTTTACGTTGCTTAACTGGCACACAGTAGCTGTAGCTATGTTATCTTTTGCCCAATCATCTGTAATTCTTATCGCTTCTGGATTGGATATTGTTGGTGCTGCTACATAACTAAAATTGCCAAACAGCTTAATTCTTTCTTGAGGTGTTAGGGATCCTTGCGCGGGTCGCGGCGGCCAATTTGGACTCATCATGTCCACCTGATCATCGACCATCAAGTTAAATCCTGCTTTAAGCGCAGCCGCAAGCGTCGACGGCCCCACAACGCCGTCATCTGGTAGTTTTGATCTAGCTTGGAATTCTTTGGTTTCTTTGTGCGTAGTCTGTCCAAATTGACCGTCTACGATAACTTTGCTAGTTTTCTTTCTACCTCGCAGGAAGATCTGCCATTTTTCTACATCGGGCCCATTTGATCCAATCTTAATTATTTTCATGAGTTCCTCTTGAAAGTTTGGAATATTGATGATTAATGTTTTCTAATGATATTTATACTCGCACTCGAGTCGAGATCTTAGATGGCAAATTTTAGCGAAACAGTTAATCCAACACCGTTTGGTTTTTTTGATTCAGACAATGAATTTCAAACCGAAGCTGACAACATGGTCAACTTTGTGAAGAGAAAACTGGGTGACGATGTCTTGTCAGTTGAACTGACAAAGAAAGAAATTTGGGCATGCTTTGAAGAATCTTGTTGTGAATATAGCAAGCATATTCATGAGATGAAAATAATGTCTGAATTATCAAGCATTTTAGGCATGCCCACAGGATCCACAGATCTAACAAATAAGTACACAAGAAACACACTGGAGTTCTTACTGAGAATGTCAGATGCGTATGCTTCTGAGGCATACATCGGTGGTGCGCAGAATGCACAGCTGGGTTATTTTGATATTGAAAAAGATAGACAAGACTATGACATCTATACTGATCTTAAAGATGCAACCACTGAACAGGTAATTTATCAGACTATTCCAAGCGGATCGAAAGGTAAGTTAAAAGTTGTTGAACTTTTTCATTTTGAACCGATTGCTGCGCAGCACTTTTTGCTGAATGCTTCAAATATCACAAACTATCTTGCGACAAATTTCAATTACGAGTCATATATCAACTCTACTGTATTCTATGTTCTACCTGTATTTGAAGATGTGCTTAGAAGAGGTATGTTAGAGACTGCATTTAGAGTAAGAAGGTCGCAGTACAGCTATCAAATTCTGGGCAGTAAATTAAGACTTTTTCCTATTCCCGCTCTCGAATCGCAGATCGGAAGAGTGTACTGCAAAGTGATGGAAAGTCAAAATCCAATTAAGCCTACTGCATACACTGATGATTCAATCTATGGCGTGTCTGGTCCTGAAAATGCGCCATATAGCAATATTCCTTTTAAGAACGTGACACAGCCCGGTCGACAATGGATCAGACAGTATACGCTCGCGCTGAGCAGAGAATTACTGGGTCTTATTAGGTCCAAGTTTCAAACTATTCCCATTCCGAATGCAGATTTACAGTTAAACGGCGAAAATTTAGTTAGTACAGGCAGAGAAGACAAAGACAAATTAGTCACACAGCTTAAAGAATTTTTGTCAAATCTAACTAGATCCAAGCTCCTTGAAGTAGACGCTCTTGCTGCTGAGAACATGAACAAGAATCTGAGATACATTCCAATGCCACTCGGCAAATCAATCGTCATAGGATGATGAAAGTTTATTATGGCACGCTTATTCATTACACAGAGAGAGCTCAATTTCATCTCCGACATAACTAAAGAGATCGTGAAGGATGTCGTAGGACAAAAAATCTACTACTACCCTATCTCAGAGCTGAAGACTAAGACACACACAATCTACAGAGAGTCTGTTAAGAAAATTTATGATAATCCTATTGAGATTGAATGCTTTGTTGACGCTAATTTCCAGCAACCGACCAAGATAGACAAATTTGGAATTGATAAGCAGTTTATGCTTGAAGTTTTCATACAATACAGAGACTTGGTTGACAAAGGAATTAACGTTAATATTGGTGATTTTTTCTCTTTTGATGAAAATTTTTATGAAATAACTGAAGCCGTAATTTCAAGAAACATCTATGGCATGCCTGAACACAAAGACGGAATTTTGCTAATTGGTACTAAGTCTCGCGAAGGTTTATTTAAAGCACCATTTAAGGGACCGATAGATATTTCTCACACAGATGATGATGCTGTTCAAGTTAATTTTGAGCAACAAAGAGGAAATGTCTTGGATTCTGAAGGTAATCCAACCGGAGACAAGAGAGATCTTAGAGAAACAGGCATTCTTGATGCGCCAATTGACGGTGTGCGAAAAATTAAAACATCTTTCTATGACGAGTGATTATGGCTACTAGATTTAAATCATATAGTAAGAAAAATTTTGGAATTTCACCCTTAAAAACAGGGTATGAAAAGTCTAGTGGTACGCCTGATATTTTTATCAATTCTTGCGGTTTAGAAGATGTAGACATTGCAATTTTTAATCTATTTGAAAAAGAGATAATTCCGCAGGTTGGAGGAATGGACTCCACGCAAGTCGATAAGGTTCCAATTATTTTTGCTGCTGGTGAAAAATGGGCGATGCTCAAAAAGGGCCTTCCAATAAGAGACAATACTGGCACACTAATCATACCGTTAATATCAATAATGAGATCAGAAGTAATTCAAGACATCTCAAGCGACATTAACAATCGAGGCATTAATCAGCAAGTTGGTGAAATCATAGTTAGAAGAAGACTTGATAAATCAGATAGGGATTATCAGGCTCTAATTAATAAATTACTTGTAAAGAATCAGAGCAACTTAGCTGTCAATATAAATGACTCAAGAAATGATAATCAAGTTATTGCTGAAAGAAAATTAGGCACAGATCTGTCTGACCCTGATTTTTCACAAGGCGCACTGCTTAAACCCAAATTGCTTAATAATGTTTTTGAGACAATTGTTGTACCAACACCCCAGTTTTATACTGTCAAATACCAGGTCACTGTTTGGACACAATACATGCAGCATGCTAACCAAATTTTAGAAAAGATTATTTCTTCTTTTCTTCCGCAGAGCCAGTCGTGGCGTTTAGATACAGACAAAGGTTACTGGTTTGTAGGAACTGTAGAAGGAGGAGCCTTTAATATAGAGACGAGTTTTGAAGACATGTCAACAACCGAGAGGTTTATTAAGCATACTTTTACAGTCTCTGTTCCTGCTTATTTTTTTGCAACTCAGACGCCTGGTGCTCCTGTTCCTCTTAAAAGATATATTTCGTCTCCTGTAATTGAGTTTAAAAATTTGTCTACCGGATCAGTAGATCTTACACAAGGACAACCTGACAACAAATATTCGTTAGGATCTGATGATCCTACGCTTCCGCTTGACGTGCAAAAAAATGTTCTTGATGATCAACGTGATGTAGGCTGGAGATTACAAAAAATTCATCCATTTGTTACGTCGCATGATGCAACAGATCCTCCCCATACCAAGACAGAAAGTGCAGAAGATCCTGCTTACTCTTCAGCTCCAAGAGGCTACAATTACATTAAATCAAAGAGCACAAATATTAAAGGTGAAACTGTATACTCTGGTGCAGATTTACGAGGAATTGAAATTCTTCTGATTAGTGACGACTAAGGCAATATTTACTGTACGCTATTTGTTAAGGAGTTAAACAATGTCAGAGCAGACTTTTAAGTCGCCCAACTTTTATGAGCGAGAAATTGATCTTTCATCAGCAACAGCAGGAGGTCCGACAGGAGTACCGGCATTAATCATTGGCACAGCCAACAAAGGACCGGCATTCGTCCCAGTCACTGTCGTGAATTTTACTGAGTTTACTGAAGTATTTGGTAATCTCGACCCAGATAAATTTGGCCCCTATGCTGCTAATGAGTTTTTAAAGAATAGATCTGCTCTATCATATGTAAGAGTTCTAGGAGCAGGAGCAAATTCAACCGAAGCTCACATCACAGCAACCAAGAGCTATGGCACTGTTAATAATGCAGGATTTAGCCTAGCAGGTACAGCACACGCTGATAGCCGCCACAAAGGATGTGTACAGTTCTTAGTTGCATCTCACGATATTGGAACCTATGAAGGTTCTTCTGCTCCTGTATTTTCTGACAATGACACATTTACTGGACAAACGTCTGTTAATCTTGTCAGAGCTTTATTAATGACTCCAAACACATCAAGAATCATGGTGACAGCCTCGCATGGATCAATTAGCCATGCTTCTTTCTTGCCCACAACTTCAATTGATGATGATGCAGATTTAATCTCTGGCAAATTTAAGCTAATCATTTCTTCTACTTTAGGTACATCTTTCTCGGAGACCGATAGCATCCCAGGTGTTAAGGTTCTGACTGCGTCATTAGACCCATCAGACAAAGATTACATCGGAAAGATTCTAAATACAGATCCTGATAAGTTCTATTCAGAACAGCATTATCTTCATGCTGACTTCGCAATTGACAAAGCTATTGCATATGCAAGCGGAAGTGCACAAAATAGAGTTGCAGTTCTTTCAGGGTCTGCAAATACTTCAGCGTCGGGAGATTCTTCTAAGACCTTTAGAGAAGTTTTTGGTTCATACAACACAAGATTTACTTCACCAAAAACTTCTAAGTTTATCTCACAGCCTTTCGGTAAGTCTGAATACGACTTATTCCACTTTGAGTCAATTGATGACGGTGAATATGCAAACGAGCTGTACAAGGTTTCAATATCTAATCTAAAGGCATCAACCAATGATGCTGATAGATACGGTACTTTCACTGTGCAGATTAGAAGCTGGTCGGATACTGATCAGACAACACAGATTATAGAGCAATTTTCTAACTGCTCCTTGAATCCCGACTCTCCAAATTACGTTGCAAAGCTAGTTGGAGATAGAAAGGTTTACTACAATTTTGATTCAGTAATTCCAGGTGAGAAGAGATTAGTTGCAACTGGCAAGTACCCAAATCGCTCAAAGTACGTCCGAGTTATAATGGACAGCCTAGTTGAAAATAAGCAAGTTCCTGAGAATTCTTTACCGTTTGGTTTTAGAGGTCTCAATACGCTTAAGGTTAATCCAAATGTTATTGCGACAACTGCTCTAGCATCTAGCAATTCTCGCTTAGGCGGTAAACTTTCATCATCTTGGATGAATCTTTCTTCATCATTCTTGCCACCAATTCCAATGAGATTCAAGGTGACAAGAGGAGAAATGGCAGCATCGCCATCTTTCATTGGTCAACCAGGCAACTCTGAGATAGCATACCCAGCACTTTACTGGGGTGTTAAATTCGAGAGAGATAGCGTTAATTCAAATCCAGCATCAACTGCACTATTGAATCCAAACGTTGTCACTGAGAAGAATAACTTACTTTCTTCTTTGACAAAGTTTGTTGGTATTGAAAAACTTGACGCGCTGGTTACGGGCTCAACAACAGACTTGCTCAACAACAATAAGTTCTCACTTTCCAATGTTATACTGTATAACACGGCAATCTCTGATTTGACAAGCTCAGTTAACAATCACATGAAAGAAGCAGCTTATATAAGAAATGCAGTACTTGATAGTACAAAATACACATACGCTGAGTCGGGTAGAAATAGAATTACTTTGGCAACGCTTCTTTTTTCAGGTACAGCGTCTGAATTCAATAGATTCTCAACATACGCTAAGTTTACAAATTTAATGTATGGCGGTTTCGATGGTACCAATTATCTTGAAAGAAACGCAAGAAGATTAAATGACAAATCTGTGTCGTTTGATTCAGGCGGTGGAGCTGCTGCTAGCAACGACATTGTTGGTTTCTCTAGCAATCCGTCAGGACAGAACGTTGATAACAACGGCGTCGCTTCTTATTTAACAGCAGTTAATATTGCAACTGACCCAATGATTGCTAACAACAATATTCTAGCAATTCCTGGCATCAGAGAGCCGTTCATCAATGACAATACAATGTCAAAGGTTCGTGATTACGGTCTTGCATTGCACGTCATGGATATACCGAATTATGATGATTCAGGAACAAGACTCTATGATGATTCATCTGCTAAACCAAATATCGAGAGGGTGAGCAATGAGCTCGATGTTAGAAACATTGACAATGATTACGTGTCAACTTATTTTCCAGACATATTCATAGATGATCAAACCAATAGACGAAGAGTCAAGGTGCCGGCATCAGTCGCTGCACTTGGTGCTCTTGGCTTTAACGATAGAATCTCATATCCTTGGTTTGCTCCTGCAGGTTTCAATCGTGCAGCTCTTGACTTCGTGACAAACGTTGCAGTGCGTCTCAACGTCTCTGATAGAGATCGTCTATACGAATCAAGAATTAATCCAATCGCAACATTCCCAAGACTTGGATTCGTTATCTTTGGACAAAAGACTCTAAAGATTAATAAATCAGCACTTGATAGAGTCAATGTTCGACGCTTAATGCTTGAGATCAAGAGAATCGTTATCGAAATTGCACAAAGAATTGTGTTCGAACAAAACTCACCAGCTGTTCGTAACAAGTTTGTTGCAGACGCCTCATTCCAGCTCGGATTAATACAAGTTCAAGCAGGAATTGAAGGATTCCAAGTCATCATGAATGAAACAAACAACACACAAGAAGACGCCGACCTCAACCGCCTCAATGGAAGAATCGTCGTTGTACCAACAAGAGTTGTTGAATTCATCGCAATTGACTTCATCGTAACAAATAGTGGTGTTCAGTTCGTGTGAAATTGAGTTTTAAAGAATAGTTAGTTAGTAATTGGAGAGCTTAAATGGCAAAACTAAAGTTCGGCAGCGCAGGCGTAACAGCTAGAGAAATTGACCTTACAGGACCCACAACGCAAGAACCGTTAGGTATTCCTGCAGGTATCATTGGAACAACACTTTCAGGACCAGCATTTGTACCGGTAACTGTTGGCAATCTTTCAGACTGGACTACAAAATTTGGAGAAACTGATGGTAAAAAGTTTGGTCCTCTTGCTGTTCGTGAATGGCTTAGAAATGCTCAATCAGTGACATACCTGAGAGTTCTAGGAATTGGTGACGGAAAGAAGAGATCAGATGCAGGTGATGTAAACTATGCCGGTTTTACGGTTGGTGAACAACAGCCAAACCCTGATCTTATTGCAGAAAATCCTCACGCTAATTCAGGAGGCCCACTTGGAAGAACTTACTTCTTGGGATGCTTCATGTCTGAGTCTGCAGGTTCAACTCTCTTTAGCGATGCAGGAATTCAAAATTCTACTTCTGCAATTCCTATTATTCGAGGTGTTTTAATGGCACCCAGTGGCGTCATACTCAGACTTTCCTCTTCAATACCTGGATCAGGACTAACATCAGCTGCACCAAGCTCAACATTCATTGCAACAGATGCGGCTTCAAATGGAACTACTCTGGGTAATGTTTATTTGTCACAAAGCGGAATTCCAAAGCAGGAATTCGTTCTTCTGTTAAACGGGCACAAAGGTGTTAGTGCATCATATCCTAACTTTATAACTGCATCGTTTGACGTTTT